TGGAACTGGTGGAGATCCTCTTGGGTATTACACTCAATCAACTGGCGCATTTGTTTCAAGAACGAGTGGCCAATCAACAACAATATGGGAAGAAAACTCAGTAACACCAGACACAACTCGATGTGTTCTTAAGACTACGGGCGGTACTATTATAACAGATACAGGATATGTTACGGCAAGCACATCATCAGGCGCGTCCGTTTCAGCAGAGGCAACAGCATATGCTTATGGTCCAGTTGCTACTACTGATAATGAAACAGATATTGAAATTATCGAATGTTGGGCTCGAAAGTCAGGATATGAAGATACTAAAGTTGCTACATGGAAATTTGAAGCCAATGCACAAGCATCTGGGTCTGGGTGTTTCATTGGGTCAGCTAATTTATATAGATGGAATGTTGATACAAATACAGTAAGCATTATGACGTTGGATTCAGCTTACGATCAATACTCAAACAAAGAAGATGACGAAGTTCATTACGTTATTGGTCAAGATGGTTTACATAAAGAAATTGAAGGATTTGGGACTTTCAAATTAAGAGATTATTATTATTCTATAAACGGAAGTGATATGTTTGTTTCAAGTACTCACCCATTCTTAACAACTGATGGTTGGAAATGTCTTGGAGAAAATACTGAAAACTCAGATTATCCAAACCTTGATTTAACACAACTTACGGTAGGAGATATATTGAAGAAATATAATTCTGAAACAAATGAATATTACGATGAAGAAGTAACTTCAATTGATAAATCACCAGAACAGATTAAGGATGTATATACACTGACTGTTGGTGGAGACAGTACATATATTGTTAATGGACACATTGTTCATAATAAGTAAAGGAAATAAAAGATGCCAAGTCATACATTTAATACAATAGCAGGCACAACAGATACCGGTGGAACTGGAGGTGGCAGTGCAGGTATTACTAGTAATGTAATAACAAACCTTGTAGCAGACTTAAACGAAGGATCAGGATTTGTTCATAACCAAGTTGTTAATGGTGGTTCTTCAGCTAATGCCAAGACAAGATTCGGTTTAAAATATTATGTATCAGGAACCGCAGGATTAAGATTAATTGCTACTGATGATAGTCTAGCAACTGGATCTGGTTCTGGTGCTACTCGTTTTGACTATGCTTACGCAAGAGGACCTAACTCAACAAGTAATGCGCAAACAACATATAACGATCAAACTGGAACTTCGACAGCTAACAGTGGTTCTGTAGGTTCTTACGAATGGAGAGAGACAGACTATATTGATGGTGAAGGAATACCAGAAACAAGATTAGATGTTAGATGGAATAGCGTTCTTGTCTATTCGGTTTTAGTATATGTTGGACAATCGTCTGTGGTCGGCTCTGACGGACGTACATATACAAAAGGTTCTCAGTTTAGCACAACTACAAATACTGTATATTATGCATTAACTCAAAGCAATCCAGGATTAACTGCATATGTAAATAACACAACGAGTGGTAATATTACAGGCATAAAAATGAAAATGACTGTTGACGCATCAAGTGCTCAAGCAGGTAACGTTGCTCCTCTACGAACCATGAATGGTAGTAACGTTGATGCAATTAATAATTATGACACTGGGTGGATAACAAGTAATTTAAGTACCGGCATACCTGTAGTAATAAATCAACTTCCAAACATCGCAACTAGTTCTGCTGGAAATGCCACTTACATATTTACAGGATCTATAGAATTATGGGCAAGAGCAAGTGGTGTAAGTGACACAAAGGTAAAAGACTTTCGTTTTTCGGCAACTACGATTATATCTGGGTTATAGAATATACCGAATAAATAATATAAACAAAAGAGATTAAAACAATGGCACAACCGACAACAAGACAACAATTCAAGGACTGGGTACTTCGTAAGCTCGGAGCTCCTGTCATTGATATTAATGTGTCAGATGAACAAATCGATGATCGTCTTGATGAAGCTATAGATTTCTGGAGAGATTATCATTACAACGGAAGTCAGCTTGTTTATATGAAACATCAGATTACTCAAACTGATAAAGATAATGGTTATATAGCACTACCTACAACAATACTTGGTATTTCTGGTATTTTTAATATGCAATCAAGTATTTCTACAGGTGGTGGAATCTTTAATGTTCAGTATCAATTTGTTTTAAATAATCTTGAAGATATTACTGGATATAACATTACAAATTATTATATGTCAATGCAACATTTAGAATTCTTACAAGAGATGCTTGTTGGCAAACCAATGATTCGTTATAATAAACATGTAAATAGATTACACATAGATGCAGGAATGGATACAATGCCTGTCGGTGAATATATTATTATTGAAGCGTATGATGTTATTGACGGTGATACTTACAGTGATGTATGGTCTGATCGTTGGTTACAGAATTATGCTGCTACTTTAGTCAAAGAACAATGGGGTTCAAACCTAACTAAATTTACAGGTATGCAACTTGTAGGTGGAGTTGCATTTAACGGAGAGCAAATACTATCTGATGCAAAGGAAGAAAGACGATTGATGGAAGAAGAAGCAATCGGCGAACTACAACCTCTTCAGTACAATTATATCGGATAAGTAATGGCCACGAATACTTTCTTTAATAATTACTCTCAAGTTCAAGAGCAGTCACTGATTGATGATTTGGTAATAGAATCTATTAAGCAGTATGGTGTTGATGTAATTTATATTAGCAGAGCAATTAAAGGTCGTGATATCATTTTTAATGAAGACGACTTTCCAGAATATAACGAAACTTTTGAATTTGAAACTTATGTTAAAAGCATGGAAGGTTTTGAAGGAGAAGGCGATTTCCTATCTAAGTTTGGTTTACAAATAAGAGATACATTAACACTTACAGTTGCCAACAGAACATTTGAAAGACACGTGACTCGAGAAGTTGTTGAACTTACTCGTCCAAGAGAAGGCGATTTAATATACTTCCCACTAAATGAAAAGATGTTTGAAATTAAATATGTTGAACATGAAAGCATATTTTATCAAATGGGACAAACTCAAGTATATGATATGCAATGTGAATTAATCGAATATGCAAACCAAAGATTCAATACTGGTCGAGCTAACATCGATAATTACTTTGCTGCTTATAACACAGATATTATAGTTGAAGCAAATAACGCAACACTTACTGCATTGGCTTCAACAGATGATAACGCAAGCAACCTCGACTTTGAAATCGAAGCAGATGGTATTATTGATTTCTCAGAAGTAGATCCGTTCAGCGAAAACATATCAATAAGTGATACCTAATGGCAATAGCAAACTATTTTTACAATTCTACGATTCGCAAATATGTTGCTTTGTTTGGTACATATTTTAATCAGTTAGAAGTTAGAAGAACAACTACTGATGGTACTTTAAATCAGAGGCAGATAGTACCTATATCTTACGGACCATATCAAAAGATACTCGCAAGACTTGACCAAGATCCTACCTTACAAGGTGGAGCAACGCAAGACGCGTTTGGAAAGCCAACTGCAGGACAACCGTTCGCAATGACATTGCCTCGTATGGCTTTTGAATTAACAAGTTTTACATATGATGCTGAAAGAAAAGTTTCGCCTACAAGAAAAATAAGAAAGGTAGCAGTAGACGTAGAAAACGGTGGAAGAAGATTTGTATATTCAGGAACTCCATATAATATGGGATTCAGTTTATACATCATGGCAAAATATAATGAAGATGCGGTTAAATGTTTAGAACAAATCTTGCCATTCTTTAATCCTGAATTTACGAGTACAGTGAATCTTATTTCAGGATTAGAAGCAATAGATATCCCTCTCATATTAAATGATGTTACTTCTGAAGATTTATACGAAGAAGCTTTTACAACAAGACGAAGTATATTATATACACTTAACTTTACAATGAAAGGTTGGTTCTTTGGACCTGAGAAGGATAAGGCAGTTATTAAATTTGTTGACGCAAGATTAGCAACTGATACAGCAGCTGATACAGAGTTTGAAGTATATCAAACAGGACAACCAGGTTCTACAGCAAATAATGTAGCAACCTCCGATATAACACAAACAATAGATTATAGTTTGATTGAGTTTGACGACAACTGGGCTTACATAGGAACATCATCTGATACTGAACCCAGTTAAAAGGAATTATTATTATGAGAATTGGATTTACATGTAGCAGCTTTGACTTGCTTCACTCCGGGCATATTCAAATGTTGAGAGAAGCAAAATCTCAATGTGATTATTTAATGGTAGGATTACAAATGGATCCTGCTATTGACCGACCTAAAGAAAAGAATAAACCTATCCAAACTATTGTTGAGAGATATACTCAACTTAAAGCAGTAAGTTATGTTGATGAAATTATTCCTTATTCAACAGAAAGAGATCTTGAAGATATATTAGAATTATATACAATTCACGTTCGTATTCTAGGCGAAGAATATAGAGATAAGGAATTTACAGGCAAAGATATTTGTCGCAAGAGAGATGTTGAATTATTCTTTAATAAGCGAGACCATCGTTTTAGCACATCGAGTTTAAGAAAGAGTTGTGCTTGGGTAAATAAAGATGGTGATTGGAAAATGACGGAAGAAGGATAAATAGTTTAGGAGTTAGCCGGCCAGGGATGGCAATTAGAAGATGACTGATAATGGATAAATAATAGTATGAAAGATAAAGATGATAAAATTGCCCAGGTACTAAACATGAGACCCTTAGAAGAAGCGGAAGAAGGTGAAGTAATAACTGATACGGTTGATGAATTAAAAAATCTACCTCAAGAATCTGTTATACAACCACCTGCTGTTTTAGAAAAGAATGCTGCCGAGAATTTAAAAGATATTGAGTTAGCAAAAGCTAACATTGAGAATATTATTAATCTTGGCGACGATGCAGTACGTGAAATGACAGAGATCGCAAAACAATCCGAATCTCCTCGAGCATTTGAAGTTGTCTCTACATTAATGAAAACGTTACTTGATGCAAACAAAGATTATGTTGAAATGTCAACAAAGAAAAGATACGCAAAAGAAGAAGACCAATCAAGTCAAACACAAGTTACTAATAATAATTTAATTGTCTCAACCTCAGATTTACTTAAGATGATTAAAGGCGAAAAAGATACAGATGCATAATTTTGATAAAGGTTATCTAGGTAATTCCCATCTTAAAAAGATTGGAGAACAGATAGAATGGACTCCTGAGCTTCTTAAAGAATATATGAAGTGTGCTGAAGATCCAATTTACTTTGCAGAAAATTATATTAAAATTGTACATGTTGACCATGGATTAATTCCAATGGATATGTATGATTACCAAAAAGATATTACACAAAAGATTACAGATAATAGAAGAGTTGCAGTACTTACATCAAGACAGGCTGGTAAAACTACAACAGCAGTAGCGGTTATATTACACTACATCCTCTTTAATGAATTCAAGACTGTAGCCATATTGGCAAACAAAGGTGACGGAGCTCGAGAGGTATTAGGAAGAGTTCAGCTTGCCTATGAGGCGTTGCCTAAATGGATTCAGCAAGGTATTGAAGAATGGAATAAAGGTAATATTACTTTAGAAAATGGTTGTAAGATTTATGCAGGTACTACAACATCGTCTGCCATTCGTGGTAAATCTATTTCCTTTCTATACCTTGATGAGGTTGCGTTTATTGAAGGCTTTGATGAATTCTTTGCTTCAGTATATCCAACGATATCATCAGGTAAAACTACAAAATTATTAATGACATCAACACCAAACGGATTAAACCATTTTTGGAAAACATGTAAAGGTGCTAAAGAAGGTACCAATGGTTATGAATTTGTTGAAGTTCAGTGGTATGATGTCCCAGGTCGAGACGAGAAGTGGAAAGATGAAACCATGGAAGCCTTAGACTTTGATAACGAAAAATTTGAACAAGAATATTGCTGTCAGTTCTTAGGAAGCTCAGGTACACTAATAAGCGGTGCCAAACTCAAAGAACTTGCGCCTTCTAGGCCGGTGCATGAGGCCGAAAACATTACACAGTACGAAGCTGTTCAACCAGATCGTTCTTATGTAATGGTAGTTGATGTATCAAGAGGTAAAGGTCTTG